ACTTCGACACCCGTGGCCTCTACGATGAATTCGACATCGCCGCTCGTCTGATGCTGATCGACGCGCCCGATACGATTCGCCGTGAGCAAATGGTGATGGTGCTGGACAAGCTGTTCCCGCAACTGAAGGCCGATCTTCGCAAGCAGATCGAAGCCGAGTTGAAGGACTGGCCGGTCGATCCCATCGAAGAAGCAATGAAGCTCTCCCAAGCGAACGGTGGAGAGCCGACAACCTCTGCAACCATTCAGAAGGGCGGCAACACGCCGACTCCCGCTGGTGGTAGCGGCAAGAAGCCTACCCCTGACAAGCGTCAAGGGCAGGTGACGAAAGACTCCAAGAAGTAACCCCGCTGACCAAGAGATAGGTTGGCATAACTCAAACTTGGCCTAGAGACTGGCCAGAAAGGCAAGAAAATGTTCGTAACTCGCAATGTGATGATGAAGTATCGCAACCCGACTGACGGCGAAGGCAGTGACCTCGGCGGTGGTGCTGGCGGCGATGACAAGGGTGGTTCCGCTGACGACAACGGTGGTGCAGCCGACGACAAGGGCGGCGCTGCTGACTACAAGGGCGATGACAAGGGCGGCAAGACCGGCCCGAGCGATGCTGAAGCAAAGCTCATCAAGGAAAACATGGCCAAGAAGGAACAGCTCCGCAAGGCCCAGGAAGAGATCGCTGCTCTGCGTAAGAGTGTCGAAGGTCTCGATCTGGAAGAAGTGCGCAAGCTGGTTGCTGACCGCAAGACCGCCGAAGAAAAGGCTCTTGAAGCCAAGGGCGACTACGAGCGTCTGAAGCAACGCATGGCCGAAGAACATAGCAAGGAAGTCACGACCCTGAAGGCTCAACTCGAAGCCCTGCAAGGCGAGAAGTCCAAGCTGGCTACGACCATCAATGACCTGACCGTTGGCACGCAGTTCAGCCAATCTCAGTTCATCAATGGCGAACTGACTTTGACTCCGGCGAAGGCTCGCGTTATTTACGGCGACTACTTCGATGTCGAAGATGGAAAGATCGTGGGCTACGATAAGCCGCGTGGTTCCGCTAATCGCACCGCTCTGGTCGATCAATACGGTTCCGCTGTGCCGTTCGACGCCGCACTTCGCAAGATTGTTGAAGCTGACCCGGAGAAGGATCACCTGCTGAAGAGCAAGGTGAAGGCCGGCGCCGGTAGCGACAGCAAGAAGGCCAGCAGCGAACCTGCGAAGGAGCAGGCAACTGACTCCGTTAGCCGGATTGCCGCTGGTTTGAAGGGCTTGAAAATCTCCTGATCGTCTGAACTGACGAAATAAGTCATTGGTGACTGGACAAACGCCACAAGTTGTGGTATTGTTCAGTCATCGGTGACTTAGAGAGACTTAGGGCCGAAGAAAGCCAATTTCTCAAACTTGAAAGGATAGTAAATGGCATTGCTCCGCACTGAAGCTGAGAAGCTGTCGAACAACCAGCTCATCTCTGGTGTCATCGACGAAATCATCGACCGCGACGACCTGTTCTCCGTTCTGCCCTTCACCGGCGTGAATGGTAAGGCATACGTCTATAACCGCGAAAACACCCTCGGTTCCGCCGACTGGCTCGACCCGAACGATCCGATCAACGAATCTGCTGCGACTTTCACCGAAGTTGTGGCCAAGCTGCGCATCCTGGCCGGCGACGTTGATGTGGATAAGTTCCTGCAATCGACCCTCGGTGACACCAACGACCAGATGGCAGTTCAAATCGCCAAGAAGGCCAAGGCTGTTGCTCGTATGTTCCACCAGACCCTCGCGACCGGCAACTCCGGCACGAACCCGAAGCAATTCGATGGTCTGCCTGTTCTGGCTGCCCAAGCCCAAGCCGCTGCTGCTACCGTTGGTGGTTCGCAACTGGTTTCCGCTGGCACCAACGGCTCTGCTCTGACCCTGAGCATGCTGGACGAACTGTGCGACGCCGTTCCGAATGGCGCTGACGTTCTGGTCATGCGTCGTGGCACGATCCGCGCATTCCGTGGTCTGCTCCGCGCTACCTACGGCACCGACGCTGTGATGCAGCAGCTCGAAAACTTTGGCCGTCCGATGCTGACCCACAACGGCATTCCGGTCATCATGAACGAGTTCCTGGCTGGCAACGAAACCCAAGGCTCCAACAGCAACACCTGTTCCGTTTATGCCCTGCGCCTGAACGAACTGGATGGTCTGCACGGCCTCTACGGCGGTGACAACGCTGGTCTGGTTGTCGAGAACATCGGCACCGTCCAGAACAAGGACGCCACCCGCATCCGTGTGAAGTGGTATTCCGGCCTGGCCCTGAAATCGACTCGTTCGATTGCACGTCTGCAAGGCGTCACCAACATCTGATCCTTGTGAGTAAGTCACAAGTGATTTAGAATAGAAGGCGGGAGCAATCCCGCCTTTTTCATTATGGAAGGAACAAACACATGAAACTTCGTCTGACTGCGCCGGGTTGGGAAAGCTACACCGGCCAAATGGGTGTCATCTTCTTCGAGGATGGCCTGTCCGTTAGCGACGTGCTGCCGGTCGATGCTGTCCGTGTCGCTGGTGTCATCGGCGCTGAATGGGAAGATGGCTCGGCTGCGAACGTCAGCCAAATGTATCTGGATAACATGCACACCGAAGCCAAGACGGATGCGGAGCAGCGCGTTGTCGATACCGCTGATGCGCCCAAGACCGCTGACCCCGATGCCGCCAAGGAAAAGGCTGAACTGCTCGGCGTGACCTACACCGAAGAGCAACTGGCTGAAATCGCCGACAAGCAAGGTATCTCTGGCTTGCGCGACATTGCTGGCCCGCTCGGCATCAAGAGCAACTCCATCTCCGGTCTGATTGAAGCAATCATCAAGGCCGCCGGCGCACCGAAGGCTTAATGATGGACATCTTTCTCGCTGGAACTTCGGTTGCCCTGGCCGTGCCGTTGCAAGATCGCAATGGTAACGCGCTGGACGTAGCCTCTATCGAATACCGCATCGTCAATCAAGCTGGCGCTGAAGTGCTGGCTCGCACCGCACTGACGACCTTCGTTGGCGGCTCTGAAGCTGTGATCGAGGTTCCGGCGGGATTGAATGCTGTTGCAACCATCGACCCTGCCACCATCACGGCAGGGATGATTGATAGCTTCTTCGTGCGTGAAAGCCGCACTGTGGAGCTGTTCTGCACCGACGCTGTTGGCAACACCGTGTTGCTGACTTCTACCTATGCCTTGGAACCGGCAGAGACCCTGATTGCGGGCCTGAACTCGTTCCAGAACTTCACGCAGGCGCAGTTGGTTGCAATGGACATTCCGCAGCTCGTTGGCTGGAACGGCTCGAACGAGAAGGACAAGATCGCCGCGCTGATCGAAGCCCGTCTGCAAATCTGCCAACTGCGGTTCAACATCATCAACTCCAACGTGAATTGGGGCCAAGACAACCTGAACTATGTGCCTGAAGGTGCATACCCGACGCCCTACGCCGGCATGTTCATGTTCAATGGCAACCTGGCACTCATCACGCCGAGCAACTTCACCCGTCTGCCGCCGCGCTTCAAGCTGGCCCTGTGCCGCGCACAGGTCGCCCAAGCTGACGCAATCCTCGGTGGCGATCCGGTGGATGTGCGCCGCAAGGAAGGCTTGATCCTGGAGTCCATCGGTGAAGTGAAGCAGATGTTCCGTGGCGGCAAGCCGCTTGATCTGCCGGTCTCGAAACGTGCGCTGAAATACCTGTCGCCATTCGTTTCGTTCTCTCAGCGGATTGGCCGAGGCTAACAATGATCTTCGACAACCTGGCGACTCAGCTTTCTGCTGAATACGAACTTTTCCTGTTTGCCTTGAGTGGCCGTTACCAGCAGGTGCGGTCGCCAGGCATCGAAGTCACGCCTCGCGCAATCTCTGAACTGAACTACGAGGCCCACAACCTCGCGCAGACCTTCTACCAGCTCGCCGAGCGCGACATTGAAGAGTATCTGCGCCCACTGCTTTTGGATGCGTCAGACGACCTCGCAAGCGGTCTGGTGGTGCGAAAGAAAGAGACCCTCGCGCACATTCGCGCAATGCTGCTCGAAAACGTGCAGACGACGATGAAGCTGGCCCGAACCGGCATGCGTGGAGCGATCTCGATGCTGAAGGGCGCACATGGGGCTATGGGGCTTCTGGTGCAGCGCAAGGCAGGCAAGATCGACTTCCGCGTCACCGACACCTCTGGCCGTAAATGGGAAGCACGCAAGCTGTTCGCCGTAATCGTGCGCGACTTTGCCTACCAGGCATGGATCGACCATGAAGTTGAGCGCCTGATGGTCGCCGGCGTGGATCTGGTTCAAACGCCGAACGGTCGAGTGATGTCGCTGTTTGGTATTGGCGACTACGAACGCTTCGTCGATGTTCGCGACAACATTTTCCATATCAACTCGAAACAGATCATGGTGCCGTATGTTCCGTCCTAACTTCAACTGCCAAATTCAGAAAACGACAGGCAAGACCGACGTGTATGGCATGCCGGTGCCTGGCCGCAAATACAACGAACGCTGCTCCATCATCGACCTCAACGTGCGGAACGAAAAGTCTGCCGTGCGTGCGGATACCTCGGCCTCTCGCGGTAACGCTCGCGAGTTTGAGGCGAATGCCAAGCTGCTTCTGACCAAGAATACCGCTGGCGAGATTGACGACATGATTATCGTCAATGGCGCCGAATTTCGCATTGCGTCGAAGTTCCCGCGCCACGATCTGCAAGGCAATCTCGACCACTACGAAATCACCTGCACCTACTGGAGCGCACGATGAACCTGTTCCCTATCGCTGAAAAGCTGGAAGCAGATGGCGTCGGCGTCATGGCCGAAACCATCTTCATCAACATGATTCCGGCAGAGGCGCCGACCGGCGTGCTGCTGCGTAACCCGCTGCAAGGCACCGAGATCGACTACGAGTTGCCTGGCTTCTACAAGACCCAATTTAAGGTCATCGTTCGCGCCACGACCTACCCTGACGGCGAGGCGCTGATCCAGGCTGTGTTCGATTCGCTGACGATGCTCGACAAGCAGGTTGGCACCATGTTCGTCAAATACATGCGGCCCAAGACCAAGCCTGTCGTGTTCCCGCTCTCGAAGGGCAATCTGCTAGAGTTCTCGGCAGACTTCGTTACCTGCTTCACGGAATAACATGCCGTTCGAGGTTGGTGAATTCGAGCAACTGAAACTTCAGCTCCGGCGACTCGGCAACATTACCGAAGTCACCAATCAGGAGATGAAGGCGATGGCGGTCGAGCTTCAGCAAAAGGCGAAGAACATGGCGCCTCGCGACTACGAGGACTTGATCGACGCCATTCAGATTCGCGAGACCGCAGGGCAGGGCGCTGGTGGCCGCTTCGTCAAGGGCGTGCGGAACTACGAGGTCTATATCAACAACCAGCACCCCGTCAAAAATCCAGACGACAAGAAGGTCGATAACGTCGGCGCCTACGCATGGTATGTCCATGAACACATGGGTTGGGCGTCGTCGCCAAAACCGTTCATGCCTAACGCAGAGCGAAACACTGGCCCAAACGGCGAAGAGCGCGGTGGTATGTTCCTCGAACGGGCTGCGCTGGAGCTGGATCACTACTTCCACATGCGTTTGGCCACGGTCGTTCGCAAATATATTGAAAGTATGGACATCTGACTGCCTTTGTGGTAATCTCGGTAAGTCAGTCCTGACTGAATAACTCCCCTTTGCAAAGGAAAGGAAAACTTTATGGCAAGCGACATCAAGAACGTCAAACTCGGCGTGTGCAAGGTTACTTTCGGTGGCACCGACCTTGGTTACACCAAGGGTGGCGTCGAAGTATCCGTTAAGACGGAAACCCACAAGGTCATGGTCGATCAGTTCGGCAAGACCCCGATCAACGAATACATCATGGGCCGTGAGGTTCAGGTGAAGGTTCCGTTGGCCGAAACCACGCTGGACAATCTGGTCAAGATCATGCCTGGTGCTGCTCTGCTCACCGATGGCGTCGATCCGACCAAGAAGGTTGTGAATGTGCCGACCGGCATTGGTTCCAACCTGCTGGACATCGCTCAAACCCTGGTGCTGCATCCGGTTGGCAAGCCCGACTCCGACAAGTCTGACGACTTCACGGTGTTCAAGGCCGCTACCGCTGGCGCACTCCAGTTCAGCTACAAGCTGGAAGATGAGCGCATCTTCTCCTGCGAATTCAACGGCTACCCGGACTCCACCGGCAAGCTGTTCGCAGTTGGCGACACGACCGCCGTCTGATAAACTGACGGCTAAGTCATCCGTGACTTAATAAACCGAGACCAAGCCCCGCTGCCTCAAGCGGGGCTACCCACATCAAGGAGCAAGAAATGAAAGTTTTGAACCTGGACAAGCTGGCCAAAAAGGAAGGTCGCGAACTGGTTATCTTCGGCAAAACCTATGAAGTCGAAGGCATGACCGTTGCAAATTTCATCGAAACCACCCGCGCTGCCGAGGCACTGGCCACTGAGGCTTCTCTGGTTAAGCAGGTGGAAGCGACCATTGACATGATCGCCCGCAGCGTGCCGAGCGTCGATAAGGCTGACCTGGCCAAACTCGAACTCGTCCAACTGCAAGCAATCGTCAAGTTCATTCGCGGCGAGGAAGTCGAAGGCGTTGAAGGCGCTGCCGATGCCCAAGCCGATGGTGTCGCCCAAGAGGGCGGCGAAGCAAAAAAGTAACAAATGCCGACATTGAGGAACTCGACTTCGGGTTCCTCTTTTGTCGGGTTAGCCACTTCTACGCAATGTCCTACGCAGAAGTGATGGATATGCCGGTGAGGGCGTTCTGGTTGATGAACTCCAACATTGATCGCATCCAAGCCCAAAAGGACATGCGCTCTCTGACTGTTGCAGTGTGCGGGCAGGGCGGCGGTGAAGCTGCACAGAGCTTCCGCCAGCGTCTTGTGGTTGAGGCCGGCGAAGTTGTGAAGCTGAAATTCGACCCGATCCGCGAAGCGGTTCGCGATGAAGAAGGGTTCGGCGCACTGAGGGAAATGGCAAAAACGATGTAACTCAAGGAATTCAAAATGGCTGCTGGTGGCGAGATCAAAAACACCCTAACCCTGGATGTATCCAAGTTCAGTTCTGCTCTCGATAAGGCCATCAGTGGCGCTGACAACCTTGAGAAGCAACTGAAGAGCGCGGCAAAGGTCGCTGCCGATTTCGACAAAGGTATCACCGGAGTCGGCAAAGACCTGGCCGGCATTGCGTCGAACTTCCGTCTGCTGGATCAGACGGTAAGCAGCATGGTTTCCAAACTGACCGGCATCGTTGCCGGTTTTGACCAGCTAGGCAAGCACAGTGCCACGGCTGCTGGCGGCGTTGAGCGTCTTGGCTCCGCCGTGAAGAAAACAACGAACATTGACGCTGGTCAATGGCTCAAGAAATACGCTGGCGAACTCAACAACCTGACCCCGGCCCTGAAGAGCGCCGTCGCGTCCATCGTCGAGTTCGACAAAGCAAACGCCGCGTCTGCGAAATCTACTTCCGACCTGGCTAACAAGTCTGCGCAAGCGAAGATCAAGGCGCTCGAAACCGAACGCCTGACCAACAACGAGATCATCGCGAATCGCCGCAAGACCGTCGCTGAACTGCAAAAAATCCAATCCGAATTTGACGCCAAGGCCGCTGCTGCACAAGCAAAGGTCGAAGAGGCTCGTCGGCGCAAAAAGAACGGCTCCGCTGCACGCGCTGAGTTGGCTGAAGCATCTGGTCAATCTGCCTCGGTTGCAGCCGACATCGCCGCGCTTCAGGAAGTCATCAAGCAGATTCGCTACAAGAACCTCGGCATTGGTGAGTCGATCAAGCTGACCGAAGCTGAGATCGTCGCCATCGAGAAGAAGGCTGCTGCCGAAAAGGCGAGCGCCGAAGCTGCGAAGATTGCCCGTCGCGAAGAACAAGGTGCTGCCAAGGCTTCCAAGCAGGCTGCCGAAGAGGCCGCCAAGGCTGCAAAGCAAGCCGCCGAAGAACGCATTCGTGCCGCCAAGGAAGCTGCTGCTTTCGAGCGCCAGCAAGCAAACGACATCATGGTCATGTGGAAGGGTATGGCTCAACTGTGGGCCGCTTCCAAGGTCGGTGCTGGCTTCGGCGCATCGCTCAAGTCCGGTGATGATCGCCAGCGCATGATTGAGCGTTACGAAACGCTGAACATGGGTGGCCCGGAAGGCGTTCGTCGCTCCCTGGCCGGCGCCGAGAAGGTCTCGCAACAGAATCAAAACCTGTCCATCACTGAGTCGATGAAGCTCTACATGGCGGCACAGGCCGGTATGGCTCGTCCTGACCATCAGGCGCTCGACACCATTGTTCCAGAAATTGCCAAGGTGCTGACAGTGCTTCAGCGCCAGTTCCCGGAGCAGGCACACAACATCGAAAACCTTGGCCGTAACTTCATGGGCGTCATGGAATCTATGGGTATTACCCATGACACCAAGAAGATGACCGAGGCGCTAGATAACGTCTATCGCGCACTGCTGGCAACGCAGGGCAAGATGAACGAGCAAGACATCGAAACCATCATGCGTCGAGGCGGTGCCGGTAACGCCACCAACAAGGGCATGGAGTCGATTCTGTGGGACGTTGCGATGGCGTCGCAGCTCAAGGTTATGGGCGGTGGCGCAGGTGGTGGCGCCGGTGGCGTTTCGACCTTCGCTACCTCTGAAAAGATGGCGCTGAAGCGCATCATGGGCGGCACTCGCGAAACCTACGCCGGCCTCCAGAACCAGCTCGACTTCGGCCTGATCGACAAGGCAGAATTGCTTGAGGCTAACGGTGGCAAGCTCGGTCGCAACTATCGTCCGGTCGCCTGGAAAGGCGCCAACGAGGCGATGGAAAACCCGATCCCTTACCTCATCAATGTTGCTGAATCCATCAAGGCGCAACTGAAGGAAGGTGGCGCAAAGGCGCAGCCTTTCATCAAGGGTCTCGATGTTAATGACGACCGTCAGTTGAGTATCGCCTTTGGCAAGTGGGTTGATAAGACTATCGGCAACACGAACGTCGCTGAAATCATGAAGGCGGTTGCGCCTCACGATACTCAGAATCGTTTGAAGGAGGAAGTTGATACCTCCAAGAATGCTATGTCCTACGAAGAGGCGCAAAAGAAGGCGCTCGAATCGTGGGATATGACCATCAAGAAGATCAAGGCTCGGATGGACGACCTCGGCGCCACGATTGGCGTTGAACTCATCAAGACGCTGACGCCGGCAGCCGAAGCCTTCGCAAACATTCTCGACGCTGCAAACGACTTCGCCAAGAACAACCCTGTCGCCGCACAGATGACCGCGATTGCCGTGGCCGTTGGTGGCGCCGTGTTGGGTCTGCGCGGCCTGGCTGCAATGTTCGGTATCGTCGGTTCGACCTCGGCTGTGATGACCCGCGTTGGTGCTGGCATCCTGTCTGTCCTGAACCCAATGACGACTGTTCGCGCAGCGTCGGTTGGCTTCGCAGCGAGCATGGCCACCATGCAGCAGGCAAACCACGTTGCTTGGGCCAAGATGGTCACTTCGACCACGGGCGCAACCGGCACGATTGGCCCGCGCATGACGTATCTGGCAACGGTTACGGGCAATGCCTTCAAGCTGATCGGTGGTGCGTTCATGCGTGCTATCCCGTTCGTCGGCTGGCTGCTGATGGCCTGGGACTTCGCGCAACTGATCGGCAACGTGAAGGTGGGCGGCTCGAAGATTTCCGACTGGATGACCTACTACGCCGAGAAGGCGCTGTTGGGTTGGGAAGTCGCGTGGGCAAAGCTGAAGAGTAAGTGGATCGAGTTCAAGAAGTGGATCGGCGGTGACGATTACCTCGACTACGAAAAGGACAAGGCCGAAAACGACGCTACGCTTGCACGCGCTCAAGCAGCCGACGACCGGCTGAAAGGCCCGAAGAAGGCAGAAGAGAAGAAGGAAGGCGGCAAGGGCGGTTCGACTGGCACTGGCGGTCACGCCGTCACTTCCGGTTCCGAAGGCGGCAGCACTGGCGGTTCCGGTGGTCGTCCGAATCCGATTACCGCGCCGACTGGCGACACCTCGCTGCCGGCACAGGGCAAAGACAAGCGCACCCGCTTGTTCGAGGATGCGTTCGCCCGTCAGTTCTACGCTGCTGACACCCGCGCCAACATCGAGGGTCTGAAGCTCGACGCGCTGATGTCCGGTGAAGCGAACTTCGGCGAGCAGGCGAAGCAAGAAGTCATCAAGATGTGGATGGGCGGCGACCTGGACGACGGCAAAGACCCGTCCAAGCGCAAGGCCGTCAAGGGTGCAAATTACAACAAGCAAGGCGTCAATACTGACTACGACCCGCTGAAGGGCTACTCGCCTGACCAGATTGATTGGGAGGCACAGGTCAAGATTGGCACCGACAAGGACGGCAAGGCGATCACTCGCTCGCTGTCTCAGCTCCAGGAACTC